GGAGTGAACTCAGCCGTAAATTGAGTGGTTCAGATAACTCTATCAGGCCAAATAAAATACCTAAGAAATACGAACGTAAAGTAAATCGTTTGCTCTGGATTCTCGATTTGTGGGAGCGTTGGGCAAATAGGGTATAACGGTTTGACTATGAATTTTAAAAATTACGGATATGATAAACGAACATAAAAGATTAGATGCTGCTTGTAGGCGGTTTACATTTGAAGCAATAAAGGCGATTGGTGTATTTTGGCTAATAGAAAAAACACCTTGGCTAAACATAAAAGAGCCTTGGAACAAACTTTATAAAAGAGCGAATAAGTAGTAATTTTTATTATTTATAGCCTTTGTTACCATTAACGCACTTGCAGATAAACGTGTTGTATATGGTTAGTTGGCTTTTCGCCAATTAATTATATACGGTGTTACCTGTTTTTTAAAAGGCGTGGTTTTGTAAAAACCAAATACACAAGAGTAAGAACAAACTAAAAATTAAAAATATGAATGTATTAAGTTTATTTGATGGAATGAGTTGCGGACAAATAGCACTCGACAAATTAGGAATTAAAGTAAATAAGTATTTTGCAAGTGAGATTGATAAATACTCTATTGAGATAACACAAAAAAATTACCCAAACACAGTACAATTAGGAAGTGTTGAATTTGTTACTAAAGAAATGATTAACACTAATATTCATTTATTAATAGGTGGGAGCCCTTGCCAAGGATTTAGTACAGCAGGTAAGCAATTAAATTTTGAAGACCCAAGAAGCAAGTTATTTTTTGAATACGTAAGATTATTGAAAGAGCTTAACCCTAAATATTTTTTACTTGAAAATGTGGGTATGAAAAAAGAGTGGCAGGAAGTTATTACCAAACTATTAAACGTTGAACCAATAGAGATTAATAGTAAGTTAATGAGTGCTGGACTTAGAAAAAGAATATACTGGACAAATATACCGGGAGTTGAAAAACCTAAAGATAAAGGAATATTATTAAATGATATTTTAGATGAAGCGTTTAGCGAAAAAGAAAAAAGTTATTGTATAGATGCAAATTATGGCAAAGGCTCAAACTTAAAAAGATATTTACATAGAGGTAGTAGGCAAATAGTTTTTACAGATGCTAACTTTATGGAATCAATAACATCTAATAAACCCAAAGAAGAAGATTGTAATAAGATAGGTAAGGATAACAGAGATAAATGGAGGTTTTTAACGCCTAATGAATGTGAAAAAATACAGACAGTACCAATAGATTACACTATGGGAGTTCCTAAGTTTTGGAGATACCATATGCTAGGTAATGGATGGACAGTAGATGTAATTGCTCATATTTTTTCTTCTTTAAAAGTGGAGGAAATTTTTAATAATTTTTCTAACGAAAATGTTTAATCGAAGAACGAATGTAGCACTTGCAGGTAACACCAAGCTAATAGCCGTTTTTATGGCTCATTAGCGACTGTTATCGAGCGTTTTAATGCTCGAAAGGATTATTAGTCAAAATTATATTGCATAGTGTTTTATTAACTTTCTTTAAAATATCTGTTAATCATTGATAACCTTTTAGTATATTTGACGTATAGTTAAATAAGCAATGGACGAAGGGCAAAAGAAGTACAGGGAAATGAAGAAGGTTTTAGGCTGGAACAATAAAGATGTAGCTGATAGGCTAGGTCATACTGAGGGTTCGGTCAAGGTTGCCACAATGCCAGGAAAGGAATTATCTAGCTCTTATAAATTGGCGGTTGCTGTCTTTGAAGAGTTGGGAAATGGCTGTAATTGGACTTACAATCCATCTATAAAAGATTGAACTATGCCATGTAGCGACCCAACACCAAACGAAAGAGAAGAAAGAGCAGAAAAAGTTCTTAAGCTGATAATTGACTTTAAAAACCTAGGGGAAGACATGGCTTACCCTAATGGGTTTGATGGTGATATTTCGGGTTATTCAATTTTTGGAAGCGAGAAGTATCTTGACGAAGCAACAGACATTCTATGCTCTTTCTGTAAAAGTAAAGGGGAAGACTTCATTTATAACGGAAGGTTTAAAGAGAGAAGAAGATTAGCTGACTGGTGGGATGAACACAAAGAAATTGATAAGCGTGAAGGAAGAATGTAATTGGACTTACAATCCAGCTACAGAAGATTGATAATAACCTAACCTCGGTAAAACCGATAGCAGCTTTTGTTTTCACACATTGTTATCTTTTCGTTTTTTTAGCGTTGGAATTAAAAAACTTAATTATGAAAAATATAATGGAAAGTGCAGAAACATTTGAGGCTTACGCAGTAATTGATTGTTGCTATTATGGACTTAAAGAACTGAATAAAGAAATAGGTAAGCCCAAAGACGGAATGTCTTTAATGATTGATAAAGCAACTAGGTTTTCTGAACACCAAAATAAAAAATGGATTGAAACTTCTATCGAATTACTGCAACAAATTATATATTCAAAGAAAAAGATTGAAGCCGATTATGAAAACGATAGTAAAATGTTATCAGAAATTGAAGCGTTGGCAAATGAAAGCTAACACCCATTAATAGAATCAAAAAATCATGATTACAAGGGAAGAGTACTTAAATGCGCTGGAGTTAATAGACCAATATCACCATCAATTAAAATTATCCTATGGTAGACAGAATTCTTTATTAGGCAAAACTCCTCTCATAGAATGGAAAAAACTTCATAAAAGTTCGAGAAGAGTAGAAAATATAGTAAGAAGTCTTACTGACCATGTCGACTACCTTGAAGACATTACAGAGGAACTCTTTTTAAGAACACCACGTGCGGGAGGAAAGTCATGGAAGGAGTTTTTAAAACTACGTAATGAATTATGTTTAATGCCTAAGTATCAAACGACAGAAGATTGATAATAACGACAAATTTAATAATAGCATGTATAGTAATTTTAGCACAAAAATAAAATTCAAAGATTATAGAACTAACGATTTGTATTTGGAGGCAGCTTGCAAGCTCGGCTTAGGAGTGTGGAAAATGAAATATTCTATCGTAAAAACACTGGATAGAGTACAAAGAAAATCAAAAATTATTATGAAACCGAGATATAACGAAATAGAGCGCAAAATAATAGCAACAGGTAATTATAGTTATGCTGATAAGTTAAAAATGGATTGGGCATTAAAACGGTTTCAAAAAGAGTTTATGAAAACTTTTTTAGGTCGTTTAATTAAAAAACTTGTTGAATGGTTGGGTCGTCTTTTAGCCTGACGGTAATAATATGAGTATGTGGGTGGCTGCTGTACCAACGGCAATGAGTTACTCTGGTGAGTGTATTCTGCTTGTTCGATTCAAGGCAGTAGGCTCTTTGGGATGCCACCCATTACTTATATTCACTGTTGTAACACGTTTTTAATGGCAATGATATGAATCGGAAACAACGGGTAAAAAACAACAGAATTATGAAAACTATATACTACAAAGGAAAAGGTAATCACTCGGTAAACGATCTTGAGAAGATCGTAGAACAACAAAAAGAAGAGCTAAACCAAATAAAAAGCAGTCAAACTAACTGGAAACTAGTTGATTCTGATTTCATATCTGATGTTAGGCTTTCGTTGCCTCTCGAAGAAATCAAAAAAGCTGTGTACAAATTTAAAAAAGAAGAGTTGCCTGACGCGGAAGTACCATATCATTATGAAGCTGAAACATGGGCTGGTATGAAATCATTCATTAAATGGATAGAATCAAAAAGCAATGAAGCCTAACGAAAATGGTATGGTGTCGTAGCGGATTAGAAAGCACGAACTTATTGGATTAAAAAAAACTTAATAGAATGAAAGAACTAGATAATTACGACAAGCTTTCAGCAAAGCAAGCTATTGAAATAATGGTTCAAGACAAGAAGAAAATTGAGCACAGGCTAGATAGCAGTTGCAAACCACTCAAAGGTCACACAATGTTCCAAATCGTTGAACAGACACTAGAAGTAAGTCCTGCTGAGTTTGAAAAGTATGATTTACCCTTGAGTCTTGAAAACTTTCAAAGACCACTAATTCCAATACCTGCAAAAAGGGTAATTATAAAAAAGGGCTGTGTTTACATATCTGCTCTTCGAAAAGAATCGGCCTTAAAAAGATACTTATCGGGAAAAGGATCTGCTAGTATTCCAGAAGCAAAAATGGTACTCTAAACCGCCCACCCCTACACTAATAGAGAAGAGATTATGGATTGGATAGATGTAAACATTCAATTATTCAATAAAACAAATTTTAAAATGAAAAGCGATTTAACAACATTTGAAAGAAATTTATTGATGAGTATAAACCGCCAAAGCAAACCACGACCCTAATAAAATGTAGTAGCACACCGCTACAAAATGATAGAAGCAGAAAGCTAGCCTGTGCTACTCATTTTTATTTATTGTTAGCAAACGTATTTGAAATGAAAAAATTACTTACAAAAACTTACGATTGGTTAGGAATAGAAACAAATGATTGGAATTGGATGCAGTTGCTTTTTGGAGAACACTACTTAGGATCAATAATATTGGCGATAATGATTGCTTTATATGTTTGCTAAACAAAAGATATGAAAAAACTAACAAAAAAGCAGATAAAAGAATTTGCAAGAATTTACATAGGAAGCCAAATGGTTTTTATAGATGGCGGATGTGTATCTGATATTGCAAAAGAAACTATTGAAGAAGATACAACTAAATTAATTACAGAAATAACCGAACAAGGAATGAGCATATTGAGAGGTAGGCCAATTCTGGCTTCTCCAGAAGAAATACTGGAATATGTGCGGACTAATTTTTAGATTTTGTTTTTATATACGGTGTTATGCACCGTTTAACTTAAAAATAAAATTATGAAAAGTTTAATTGAAGTATTTAGAATGACCGAAGTTAGCAACAAAGTAAGAGCTAATATAATAGTGAAACTCGGTAATGCTATAAATCACGAATATAGTATGAACTTAACGGAGCCACTTGTTGCGGAATTAGTTTACCAACTTGATTCTGAACACGAAATATTTGAAAAAGAAAAATACGTAAAGCACGTAAATGGCTCTAATGGTGCATAGCCCAAACAGATAAACAATAATAAAATGAAAAATCAAAGTTCAAAAAAATCACACGGCCAACAGTCCAGAGTAAGGAAGCCAAAACCAACATCAAGAAGGGCAACCATTATTATTTGCCCCGATAAGGACGAAAAGATAGATGTGCAGACAGGCAATGTTTCAGATTTAGAAATGTATAAATACTTGTCTGACCTATCTAAACACTTCGCCAAAGTACTTATTGATGACGCTACCGAAGTAGTAGGAGATAACCCTGAAGACCAAGTAAAATATCTTGATTGGAGAATAGAGCAGTCGGGAATGTGATAAACCCTTAAATAACAATGACAACAGACAGAATTAAAGAAATACAAAGTAAGACAGCTTACCCCGAAAGTATAAGTGTACAAAAAGCCTTATTGCAGGTTTGGAATGAGTGCGAACAAGAGCAATTAGCTATACATAATGTTGTTGTGACGAAGGGTAGGTTGCGCGATTTAGACGGTAAACAAGTTATGGTTAGATTTAAGGTGACTAAACACATACCTAAGATAGTGATAGACGATATTTAGCACAATGCACTACAAATACGGTGTTAGTTACTGTTATTTTTTAGAGCGTTGGCAAATTAATTTTACAAAAATTAAAATATAGATGATAAAATTATATAAAGGAAACTGTAATGAAGTAGAAATAAAAGAACATTATGATTATGTGATAAGTGATTTACCTTATAATACAAACTATGCAAAATGGGATAAAGACGTAAAACCTAATGAAGTTTTTAATTTTAATGCAAAAGGTTTTGTTTTGTTTTGTGTGCAACCATTAACATCTGAATTAGTTTTAGGTAATATAAAGAATTACAAATATGATATAGTTTGGCGAAAAAACACTTATAGAAGTAACTCTTTTAAAACAATGGTAGGAAGGCAACACGAAACAATATTAGTATTTGGTAAACTACCTTATAATGCTCAAAAAATAAAAAGAACTGAAAAAGAAATGCAAAGGCTGAATAAAGACCAGAGAACAAAAATGGCTTTTAAAAATATTGGTTCTGTTTTAGATTTTGAAGCCATAAACAACAGAAACAAAAGCAGAACAGGACACCCAGCCGAAAAGCCTATTGAGTTAATGGAATATTTAATTAAAACCTATACAAATGAGGGAGACACAATACTTGACCCATATATGGGAACTGGAACAACTGGCGTTGCTTGTAAGGCACTAAACAGAAACTTTATAGGTATAGAGCAGGACCCGCAATACTATGCCGTTGCAGTAGCACGTGTAGATGGCTAAAAAAATAATTGTTACTAACGGACGAGTGTATGATCAGTAGCCTACACGAACCAAGAAAAGAGAACTGAAATTAAACATTAAACAACAGCAATAGTAAAAAAGCCTAACAGCTATTGCCTATACACATTTTTAGGCACTTTTAAAAAATGGAATTTATAAAAAGTACAGGCACAGCAACAATAAAACAATTCTCTACACCAATTAGAATTGATGTAGTAGAAAATAATAATTGTATTGAGTTTATATATAAAGAAACAAGTAACATAACGTCAAGCGTTTACCCATCTAGACCACCAGAAGAACGTGTTTTTAAAATTATTTTTTCGTGTAAAGATGGGAATTGGCATAAAAGCGAAAGATTGTATGGTGAAATAGTTAGTGAAAAAGCGGAAAGTTACATTTTTTAATTGTTCCAAACACACTATAATTCATTAACTTAGAGTAATGATAAAAAAACGAAACAACAAACCTTCAAAAGGCATGCTTAGTTCTTTTGATCGTCTTATCATAATTACAAAAGGAGCAGGGATGAGTCTTAAGCAGATTAGTAATTCCTTACGCATCTACCATAAAAACCAAGCTAAAGAGTAATGCCAACAGCAACACCCAAGGCCAACAGAGCAGTAACGGTCCCTAAGACTCAACAACATGAGTCAAGGGGGTTCTACTGGCATGGCTATAAATCTGGAAGATGGAGAAGAGCGAGAAAAGAATACCTCAAAGCCAACCCAGTATGCAAGGAGTGTGAGAGAAATAACAGAGCACTACCAGCAGTCGTAGTTGATCATGTCAACCCAATAGAAGATGGATGTGATCCTTGGGATAGAGACAACTGGCAGGGGCTATGCCTTAGAGATGATGCAAGCAAGAGAGGGAAGACTAAGAGAAAAAGGAAATGAAAGAGAAAGAGACAACCAGCACTACAGGCTTTCTATCTGAAGTACTTGAATACAATAGCACTCTTAGAAGCGAAGGCATAACAGTAATAGTAGGAAGTAAGCATGGAGACAACGACAAAATACACTTCATCTACACGCTAGAAGACAACCAACATGACCTACTAATAGACATAGAGCCGACCGATTACACTCAATGGAGTGCTTTAAACAAATGGATAGATGACAACAGAACAAGGGGAAGGGGGTAAAACCTCTTTTTATAGGGGTTTAAGTAACCGTAGATTTTTACCCCTGTGTGTATGGACAAGTAACCAGCCTTTAACGTAAAATTTAAGCAGTAAAAACAGAATATAGTATGGGAAAGAGGGGACCAGCCAAGAAGCCTAGACAGCTTTTAGAGGCAAAAGGGGCAAGAGTGAGGAAAGATAGATACCCAGATAATGCGATGAAGATTGAAGCAGGCGGAAAGACTGCTGAATTAACAACACCGATTTCTGCACCTGAATACATGACTGAAGGTGCAAAGGAAATATGGGAAGTAGCAGCGAAGTTTCTGAATGATAATGAAATGAGTCATAAGGTCTTTAACGGATCTCTTGAAGTGTATTGTAATTCATTGGATCTGTACAGGAAGAGTGTTGCCTACATGGATACTCCAGGAATCGGTTATGTATTAGAGCAAGACACAAGGGACGGTAGTATCTGGAAACCAAGACCAGAGGTGAAGATTGTAAATGATGCAGCGAATCAAATAAAATCAGTGGCTACACAGTTTGGGTTTACTCCTAGCAGCGTAGGCCAGATAAGAGTAGAAAAAGGCAGTGGAGAAGTTGGGAATGCGTGGGATAAGATTAAAGCTGGTTAGTGCATACAGCGAATAAGTATGCAGTTGATATAATTGAGGGTAACATTCCTTCAGGCTACTTGACAAAGTTAACTGTCAAGCGATACTTCCGTGACCTAGAACGAGAGCAAGAAGATGATTTCCCTTACTATCATGATGAAGAAGCTGCTCAAGGATTCATAAGTTTCTGTTCCGCATGCTGTCATTTTGAAGGGCGGATGAAGGGTAAGCCTTTTATTCTTGATCCTTGGCAACAGTTTTTAGCATGGAACATATTTGGCTGGAAGAAAAAGGCTGATCACAAAAGAAGGTTCACTACTGCTTATGTTGAGGTAGCGAAGAAAAATGGAAAGTCCCTCCTATCTTCTGCGGTTCAGCTCTACATGCTTTCACCACTTGAGGGGGAAAACAGAGCACAGATTTACGCAGTAGCAACTAAAGAAGACCAAGCAAAAATAGTATTCGAAGGAGCAAAAGAAATGCTAAAGGTTTCTCCTAAGATCAGAAACGAGTACGAAGTTTCGGCCAAGAGTATCTACTGTGCTGCTACCAACTCTTTCTTTAAAGCACTGGGGTCTGATTCAAAGACTCAAGACGGTTTGAATGTTCATGCTGCTTCGATGGATGAGTATCATGAACATCCAAACGATAAGATGTATGGTAACATGGAATCAGCGATGGGTGCAAGAGATCAGCCCTTAATGTTTGTGATCACTACGGCTGGTTTCAACACGGGTTCTGCTTGTTATCGACTACATGAAACCGTTGAGAAGATTCTGACTCGATCGCTAACCGATGAAACGACCTTCGGTATCATCTACTGTCTGGATAAAGACGATTTGAAAGATGACAACTGGATGGATACGGATGTTTGGTCAAAAGCCAATCCAACGTTAGGTAATTCTATCACAATGGAATCTCTGGAAAACCTTTTTCTAAAAGCAAAGAATGAGGGATCTACTAAGCTGTCAAATTTCAAAACCAAGAATCTAAACGTCTGGCTGAACGACTACGAAGAGTGGGAAGCTTCAGCAGTCTGGCATAAGTGCAATAAAGGCAAGATAAACGAAGTGGATCTACTCAATAAGAAGTGTTATGGTGGCTTAGACCTTGCAAGTAACAGAGATTTAACGGCCCTTACCCTCCTATTCCCAAAACAAGAAGGGTTGGAAGTAGCTCAAAAGCTATACTATTTCTGGATGCCAAAAGATAATGTGCGCGAGCTTCAGGACAAACACAGGGTAGACTATCAAAAGTGGATTGAATTAGGCTATCTAAGGACCACTCCAGGCAATATAATTGACAAGGAATACATACGAAAAGACCTAAACGACCTAGCAAAGAAGTTCGACATTGAGAATATACACTACGATCCTTGGAATTTAAGAAACGAAGCTGCCGTATGGTCAGAGCAAGATGGGTTAAATCTGATAGAATTGATTCAAACGATTAACTACATGGCTACCCCTACCAAAGATTACGAAACCCAAATTTTTGGGGGACTCTTTAATCACGGGGATAACCCTGTTATGAATTGGATGATAACACAAGTTAAGATTTACAGAGACGCTAACGGTAACATCAAAATAATGAAAAAGGAAGCAGGGCGCAAGGTTGACGGCCCAGTAAGTGACGTAATGGCTACTTATGGAGCGTTTGAGCATAAAGGGGAGGCTGTTTTGCCTGGCTTCTTTATGATAGATTTAGATGATTAGTTACAAATAAAATGCAAAGAGAAGTGGAGTTGACAGAAGAGGCGGTTATTTATTTTAATGGAGAGCACCAAAAGGACCCATTGCCAGAGAAGATACAGGCATTGTTAACACCTCACGGGTTTAATGAGTATGTTCAGCATATTTACCAAAATAGTGATAAATTAGAGATCGAATGCTATAACATAGCGGAGGACTACTTCCATCATGTTTTTGGAAAAAAGAGGTATGAAGACTATAATTCATACAAGAGTAGTTACCATCAAGTAAGAACTAAAATGATGAAAGCTTTCAAGGAAAGAGAAACCCCACTTTTTCCAGAGTACTAGTATAAGACAATAAAAGACTAACCATAGTGCCCTAGAGTATCTTGAAGTTAAAATTCAAGCACTCTGGGACTGTCATTTAATATTTCTAAAAAAGGGTTGAACATTTCCTTTGAAAAAAGGAGCAGTACATCGACTCTAGCCGATCCAAAGCAGTGGTTTTTGGATGCGTTCGGCAGTACTTCAAAGTCAGGCATTACAGTAAGTGAGGCGAAAGCTCTGGCCTTAACTGTTGTTTGGGCTTGTATCGACATCAAAAGTGATGTTTATGCTAGTTTCCCTTACAAGGTTTACCGAAAAACCAACGAAGGAAGAGGAAGAGAGCTAGCCAAAGACCATAATTTATATAGGCTTTTAAGCATGGAGCCTAACCCAATGATGAGTGCTTTCGATTATAGAAAGGCTTTAGCGGTTCAAATACTCAAGCAAGGCAATTGTCTAATCATCCCAAAAAGAAACGGATTATATGAGGTTACCGAGTTGTTCATGGTCCCTTCCTTTAAGGAGGTAGACGTAAAAGAGCAAGACGGTGATCTTCATTACTGGTACAAAGGCGAGCACTACCATTCGTGGGAGGTCTTGCATTACAAGTGGTTCAGCCTAGACGGTCGCGTAGGAGTCAACCCCATTGATTACCATAAAGATACTATTGGTCTAGGGCTGGCTGCTTTGTTTTTTGGTGCTGAAGTATTAGGGAATGGAAGCATTCAACCTTCAGTGCTAGAGACTGACACGGCGCTAAAACAAGAAGATGCTATTAGCATCACTAAGGGATTCAAAAACCTTTACGGAGGACTAGAGGGTAAGGCTAAGTCAATACCCCTACTCCATTCAGGTTTAAAGCTAAAGAGTGTAGCTCTTGAGCCAGATAAGGCGCAGTTTTTAGGAACAAAAGAACATGTAGTAGAAGAGGTTTGCAGAATATTCAACATGCCTCCTTCCGTTGTCCACCATCATTTGAGGTCCACAATGACCAACGCGGAGCAGCAAGATTTATCCTTTTTGAAGTACACAATGAATCCTTTTATCTCTCGAATAGAATCAGAGGACAGGAGAAAGCTATTAACCGAAGAAGAAAAGAACACAGATGAAATCTACTTTAAGCACAATATAGATAGCCTTCTGAGGGCAGATTTTGAAAAGAGAACTGAAGGAATATCTAAGCTCGTAAATGCTGGAATTATTGACAGGAACGAAGCTAGAACGACGGAAGAGTGGAACGCTAGAGAAGGATTAGATGAATTGCTAGTGAATGCTAACAGTATTCCAGAAAGCAAAATAGGACCCTACTACCAAGCGAAGATAGACGCACTAAAAGCCAAAGGAACAGAAGGAAGTGAAAATAATGAAACGATATAGCCATGAATGAGGAGAGCAGATTTTTAAGTACTACGGTGGCCGAAGTAAAACCTTCCACAGAGGAAGGTCAAGAAAGTAGAAGGATTGAAGGCATGGCCTTTCAATACGATACATGGAGCCAGCCATTAAGAGCGATGCTCAACGGTAAGCCTATTCAATTTGTAGAAAGGATTCTACAAGGAGCAGCCGATGAAGCAGATATGAGTGACGTGATCGCTAGATCAGAGCACTCTAACCATGCTATTCTAGCAAGAAGAAAGAACGGAGAAGGAACACTAGAAGTAGAACTTCGAGAAGAAGGTCTCTGGTACGGGTTTGACTCACCTAATACTACTGCTGGAAACGATGCACTAGAGAACATTAGGCTTAAAAACGTGGACGGTAGTTCATTTGCCTTCCGTGTTGCCAAAGATGGCGCAAGCCTTAGAAAGCGTGAAGACGGAATGTACGAAAGAGACATTTCTAAGATGCAAAAGATTTCAGATGTGGCTCCAGTTGTAGAGCCAGCATATAGCACTACTTCAGTATTTAATAGGTCACTAGACTTTAGTGAAGAGCTAGAACACAAAGAAAACAAAGGGCCATCTTTTGATGAATACAATGCCCGATTTTTAATAAACAAAAACTCATAATTCTAAGAACATGAAAAGTTCAAAACAACTGTTAGAAGAAAGAGGGCAAAAGGTGAAGGATCAAAAAGCCCTGCTTGAGGTAAGAACTCAAGAAGAAAGAAGCTTCAATGAAGAAGAAGTGAAAAGATTCAACGACTTGGACACGGAGATCGAAACGCTTGACGGTGAAGTCGCTCAACGTCAGAAGGAAGAAGCAGCCGAAGCAAGAGCAGCTAGTTTAGCTGGTTCTCCTGTTAATACTGGTGTTGTTGGTAAAGAGGCCAAAGAGCTAAGAAAGTATTCTTATCTAAAGACTATCAGAAGCCAAATGAATGGCGAGAACATTGACGGTCTTGAAGCAGAAATGCACCAAGAAGCAGTAAGCGAAGCCAGAGCCTCAGGGATTACTATTGAGGGTGTCGGTGTTCCTGCCATGCTTTTAGGTAATGAGAAAAGAGACATGACGGTAGGTACAACTACTGCTGGTGGTCACACGGTAGCGACAGACTTAGGCGACATGATCCCTGCATTAAGACCAAATCTTTTGGTCGAGCAAATGGGAGCAAGAATGTTAACTGGTCTTCAGGGTGATATTAAGTTACCTAGAAACAATGGCGTTGGTGCTACTGCATGGGAAGGCGAACAAGATGCTGCAGCAGAAACTACAGCTACTTTTGATGCTATTTCTCTGTCTCCAAACAGATTAGCAGCATTCACAAACTACTCTAAGAAATTACTAGCACAGTCTAGCATTTCAGTAGAGAGTTTTGTAAGAGGTGATTTAGAGATGGCTATTAGAATAGCTGTTGATTCAGCAGCTATTAATGGTTCAGGTTCAGGCGATCAGCCAACAGGCGTTTTGAATACGGCTGGAATTGGTGCTGTTGTTGGGGGTACAAACGGTCTAGTACCGACTTTTGCACACCTTATAGACCTTGAAACGGCAGTAAACATTGACAACGCTCTTGAGGGTTCTTTGGGTTACTTGTCAACTCCAGGCATTAGAGGGTTATTGAAAAAGACTTTGCTTGATGCTGGCTCTGGTCAGTTCATTATGGGTCAGGATTCTAGCAGCCTAAACGGCTATAATGCTGGTTTTTCAACTCAAGTTCCAAGTACATTGACTAAGGGCTCTGCTGACAGTATCGCACACGCTATCCTTTTTGGTAATTTCGCGGATTTAATTATTGCTAACTGGGCTGGTGTTGACATTGTTGTTGATCCTTACACCCTTGCAAAAACTGGATCTGTTCAGGTTGTAGTTAATTCATTCTGGGATGTTGGAGTAAGACACCCTGAATCATTCTCTTCAATGAAAGATGCGTTACTCTCATAGTAGTTATTATTATAGCAGCCTCCTTCGGGGGGCTGTTTAATTAACCCAAATAAGATGGAAAAAGGAAAAGCGGTAGTATCGAAAAAAACAAAAGTAGAACTAGTAAAACCAATACCAAATTTGGCATACTTCGAAGGAGATATAATTGAGGTAAGCCCTGAAAAAGCAAAAGAATATAAAGCAAAAGGATTTATTAAGTAGATGAAAACCATCATACCAGCCCAATATTTCCCAGTTTCTCTAGCAGAGGCAAAGCATCAACTCGCTTATTTTCACAGTGAAGATGACGAGCATGTAAAAGCCCTTATTGCTATTGCAACAGAGGAAGCAGAAGAATATACTGGCGTAACTCCACTGTTTAAGACAGTCTCTGAGACTTGCGCGAAGTTTCCTGCGGGTATGATAGTTTTAAAAGGTCTTCCATTTGCTAAGGTCAACAGTGTAAAGTATTACGACAGTGACAACACTTTACAGACATTAAGTGCAAGCCTTTACAGGGTGTACGCTCATAACCTAGATGCTCAAATAGAGATCATTGACTCTTGGCCTGACTCCTACGATAGAGAGGATGCATTACAAGTAGAATATATTATAGGCCATGCTGGAGTGACCACAATTACAGCAGCAACAAACCTCTTTACTCAAGAAGGTCACCCGTTTATAGACACCGATCAAGTAGTAGTATATAAGGCTGTTGATGGAACTATTGACAGTGCAATCAAGGAGAGAAAAGTTTACTACGTAGTAAGCAAAACAGATGACACTTTTCAGCTAGCATTAACAAGCGGAGGGGCTGCTATCGCTATCGGTGCAGACAGTACGGGTCAAGTATATGTAGGCTTTTCAGAAGCCCCTAAGACAATGAAGCAGGCCATCCAAATGATGCTAACAGGGTTGAATGAGTTCAGACAAGACGAAATAACTGGAACAATGATTAGTAAGGTGTCTATGAGTAGTAGGTATTTGCTCGATCACGTAAAACCAAAAAGACTTTAAGTGCTAAAAGCATTAAACATAGGGACGTTAGATCAGAGGATAGCCATTCAGTCAGTGGTTGAAAGCACGGGCGCGGATGGTTTTCCTTCTGGTAATTGGTCGAATGCTTATGCTAGTATTCCTGCTAAAAGGGAATATGGGACTAGTTCTGAAAAAGAAGACAATGGGCAACAAATTAACGAGCAAGGTTTAGATTTTCTAATCCGCTACCATAGCAGTATAACAACTGATAACAGGGTGGTTTACGGTGGTAAGATTTATGAAATAATAGCTACTGAAGAGATGGGCCGAAGACAGGGCCTTTTGTTGAAGTGTAAATTCTTTGGAAACGATGAGTAGTATTAGCGGTTTTCAGGTCAGAGAGGGGTCTTCTATTGACATAGAGGGGTGGAAGAAGTTTGAAAAGGCGGTAAAATCAATCCCTTTAGAATATAAAAGGAGAGAGTTGTTAACCCCATTAAGAAGGTCAGCTATTCCAACAGTCAAGGCATTGAGAAGACAAGTTACAAAGCATACTGATTCAGGCACATTGTATGATTCGGTCGGTACTATTACAGGGACAAGTAAAACGTTTCCTAATGTGCTGGTGGGTTATCGTGTTGATGAAACTTTTAGAGGCTTTCACGGTTTGTTTCTCGAAGAAGGCACGGAAGCAAGATTTAGAAAAGGGGCTAAAGGTGGTAGGATTAGCACTGGTAAAATGCCAGCCCTAAGATTAGTAGAAAAAGCAGCGAAAGCCAGTGAGCAAGAGGCCATAAGAGCACTTGAATCTGAGATGTTAGCACACACAAAAAAGATACTAGCAAAGGTGTTTATATGAGCGTTCAGGCAATTCATAGTATATTATCAGCAGATACTGACTTTTCAACGGCCAGTAGTGGTGGTGTGTCTTCTTACATAGCAAAGGACGGGGTTTCAAAGCCTTATTCTGTGATATATGCCGATAATTCAGAACCAATAGTAACACAAGGCAACGCTTCAGGCAAAGAGTGGAGAGACATTGTGGTGGGCTGTTATGCTGACACTCCAATGGTTGCCAAAGGGATGGCCGATTTAAGCAGAGCAGCACTAGACGGGTTCAAAGGAACAGTAGAAGGCATTTCACTAGAGTATTGTAAGTATGACGGGATTGATGCTGAAGACTACGACCGACAACTAAAGAAAGCAATCGTAGAGGTTAGATACAGGGTTTGTTACACCCTTAGCTAATCACTATAAACGAATAAATAAACAAGCCCCTAACAATGGGTTATTTTTAATAGTAAATGGTAGGTAATGGAAGAGCATAAACTAAAAGTCGATTATAATTTAGGGAGCATTACCGTTCCTGCTGGAAGTATAGTATTAGTCTTTGGAGGTGTGAAGGTCAAGGCACTACAAGAGGCTGGCATAATTGCCAAGCCAAGGAAAAAGAAACAAGAGCCTGAAGAAGTTCAGGTAGAAAAATAAGGTCAAAAACTCAAAATAAAAAAAGATGCCATTAGCAGGAGAAGTATTAGCAGGTGACATGTATCTAAAGCTGTCTAGTGATGGCTCTACATTCGATGTTACGGGAGTTATGAATAACTTTCAAGCCACATTTAATTTCCCAACCATTGACGTAAGCTCCCAAGCAAGTGGAGGCTTTCAAAGGATTAAGCCAGGGAAGAGAAAATCTATGTCTGGAACAGGCAGCGGATTTATGCGATTCACGGATGTCTCTGGAGAATTAAACACGGACGACATTTTCACTCTTGCGCTTGATGGCACAGAGATTGACTTCAAATTTGAGCCAAACGGAACCCCTGGGACAGGGGATTTAACTTATTCAGGGAAAGCTTTGATTAGTAATATTCAGATTGGCGGTAACGATGACGGGGCAGCTACTTATAGCTTTCAGCTAGATTCGTCAGACGCATTTGCTAAAGCAGTAGGCGCTTAATATGGTTTTAAAAAACATTCAAGCAGGAGGAAAGGATCGCCCTTTCCTCTTTTCTTACCGAGCTATTAAGGAGTTAGTAAGTGCTAATTTAGAAACCATGCCCGAAATGGAACAGACCGAATTAATGGCCTTTTTAGGTTTTAAATACGGTGCGATCAAAGAAGGTATTGCTCTTGATTTCGAATTATCAAGCATTGAGGAGTGGTTAGAAGATGACTTCTCTTTACTAAGCGTGATAACTACCACCATTGACGAAATGAAGGTGGCACAGGAAAAGATTCAGACTCCGAACAGGGCACAGAAGAGGAGTCAGAAGAAAAAACCCTAGAGCAAGCAATTAGCCAGAATCTAGGGCTTGCGATGTCGTGCCTAAAGATGCTTCCAGATGATTTCTTTGATTTAACTCCTAGAGCTTTTCAGTTAGGAATAAAAGCCTACAACGAGCAAAAGGAAGCTGAAAGCAAACTAACACTAGAGGCTGCGAGGCTTACGGGCTTTTTATCTGCTAGGATTAATTTTAGCGAAGAGACTCAAAACAAGATCAAACTACCACAAGACTATTTTCCTTTTTCATGGGATAAGGAAAGACCAAAAAAAGAACTAAGAAGACCAACAAACGAGAACCTAGAGAAAGCGAGAGCGTGGTTAGCTGAAGACAATAGTGTAACCAACTAAAACCTACCTCATAGCTTGTCGATGTAATTTAAAGTTAAACCCCGTAGCGGTAAAACCCTTGAATAAATGGCTAGTATAGCAAACGTTACCGTAAGATTTGGAGTAGACCTTAAGCAGTTTACTACCAAGATGCAAAAGGCTACCCGTGAAATTCAGGCAATGGGTAGACAGATGCAGTCTACAGGCCGAAACCTAACAAGAAGCTTAACACTTCCTATTCTAGCTGCTGGAGGGGCATCCCTAAAACTAGCAGCAGACTTTGATGAGAGCATGACTAAGATTCAAACCTTAGTAGGTATTTCATCTGATAAGGTCGAACAGTTCAAAGAAAAAGTACTATCACTTTCAGGACAAACAGCCAAGGCTCCAGCAGAATTA